TTCTGGCTTAATTACTTTGTAGCCATACACATTCAAACCACGCATGATGTTGCCAAATGTGCTTTGCGCACGAAGGGTTTCAACATTGGTGATTTGTGAAGCGAAAGAAATCGCATCGCTTGTGCCACCCATTACATAGCTGTCGTTATCAGCAGTCTTAGGTAAGTTGTTGCTTACATAAACTGTGAAACGATCGATCATGCCGATCTTGCCGTTGCGCAATGGAGTTACGGAGTCACCGGTCAAGTAAGCTTGACGCAACTCAGAACCCTTGATGATTGCCGCCATCCATGCTGGGATAACTAACCAACGACCTGTCTCAGGCACATTCTGCTCGTCCAAAGCTTGACCCATGTCAAGGATGATGTCCAAAACAGTTGTCTTGCTTGCGGCACGAGGAGATGCATCAGTACCTAAGTTTAAGTTGCCAGATAATGCGCCAGCAGTTGCGCCTTTGTTAGCGGTAGCGGCGGCGGCTTTAGAGCCGTTCAACACATCGCTGTCAATAGCAATCTTCATTTGCTCAGAAGCATCATTAGTGAAGATGTCCATTAACTTAACATCAGCTTGAACTGCGTCAACATCATCACAAACAACAGAGAAATACTTGCCGTTGTCAATTGTCAACTCAATAGGAGTGGAGGTAGGAACTTCATTGGTTAAGTTCATGCCCTTTGTGTAATCACGGATAGTGATTGTTGGGATGGTGCGGATATTTACTTTATCGCCTTGACCCTTGATCTCGCCTTCCCAGTCATTGTTCGTGATCTCGCCAAGAACGGTCGATTTGTAGAACTTAACTTGGAGTTTGCCTGACCAAATTTCAGGAATAAAGTTACCAGAGTACTGGGTATAACCAGCGGAAACTGCTACTGTCATTTTAGAACCTCATAAAAGATTGAGGCTTTCTCTTTAGCGAACACGCCCTTCGAGAGAAGCCGATTGAATTTCAGATTCAATGGCTACAGCTTTCTCATCGCTTAGTTCACCTCGGCGCACTTGACCATAGAAGTCAGCAATCTGACTTCGTGTCCAGATTCGTTTGCCCGGAGGCGGTCCATCACTAGACATGGCACTAGGTGCTACCTGTGTTTCTAAACGCTGAGAGGCTTGAGCCACTGCGGATTGGGTTTGCTTTTTAAAAGCATTGAAGAAAGCAGACACACGCTCTGGTGATTTTTCTGCTTCAGCTTGAGTCAACATTTCTTGTCGCTCAAGACCAGTGAGGTCGTCACGCTCTGCAAGCCACTTGTGAAAAGACTTGTTCTCATTAACAGCTACCCAGTCAGGGACGAGTTGTCCTAGTCGTGTGTAGAAATCCACAACCGTGTGCTTCTGGTTCTGATGTTCGAATGACTCAAGTCTGGCTACAAGCTCGGAGATCTGTGCATCCTTTGCCGCTACTTCTTCTCTTGCGGCTCGGCGCATTAAATCCACCAAGGGTTCGCCATACTCAGCAATCTCTTCATCCTTAACTAGTCGTTCAGGTTTTGGAGCGTTCTTAAGATTCTCAAGTTCTTTCTCAAGTTGCTGTAGCTTGTGACGCAGTTCACGCCGTTCTGCCGCCATTTGCGGGACTTCAGCGCTGTATTTTCCAGACAAAATCTTATAACGGTTTTCCCATGTGTCATCGCCACCAGAAGACTTATTCTCCTGTGGCTCTTCATTAGAGCCGACTGATTGTTGTTGAACTGATTCAGGAACTTCAATACCTTGTACTTCGGTAGGTTCCTCAGATGTTTGCTCCTCAACGGGAGCTGGTTCACTGGGTTGCTCGCTCTGTGTTTCGTCAGGTTGACGATACATTGATTGATACAACTCTTCCGCCTTTGCTTCGGCGGCTTCAACTGCTTTTGGTAAAGCCATAATTTAATTTCTCCATGAGCCGTAGACGAGCAGATACGAGCCTTCACGAAGGTATTCGTGTTTGCTTTCTATCGGTATTCTTGGTTTGGCAATGCAAGGGGATTGCCGACCCTGTGGAGCTACGCTCCGTAGGAAGTATTCCTACCGTGACTTGTTGAGGACTTCACGAGCGGTATTGGCTTTCTTAAGAAAGTCTGCAACAACTTGTGCCGCTCCTTGTCGCCAGCGACACATAGTGTCATCTTGCGTACTGATAGAGTCGGTATACAACTGCTGTAAATTTTCAGAAAGCCAGCCTTTGATTTCCTCAAAATCTGGATTTCCTTCTAGCGTTGATAATGCGGATAAAACACGCTGTGAAGGTTTTTCGAGCATACGATACTATAACTTATTCTGTTTGAATTGTGTATCACTTTGTGCGACTTGCATTCGCCACCATCTGTTTACGCAAAGCTTCACGAGCGTATTCAAAATTCTTTTTATCTTGCGCAGAAACTTTTGGATCATCAATGCGTTTATTTAAATCAGAAATCTGTTCCGCAAGAGTTTGAACTGATGTGTTGTTAGCACTAGTCTTTGGTGCATCAGACTTAGGTGTGCTTGATGGCGTAGACTCTGTCGCATACTCTTTCTTATACTGCTTGCCGTTCCATTCAAAAGTTGAACCGTCTTTTGCAGATTTGAAAGCTTGACCGAAAGATTGTTTTGCTGGTGCTGAAGCTGGTGCTGGTTTGTAAGTATCGCTCGCTTTATCCATCTCGTTGCGATAGCCAGCACTACCTGTAGTGGTATCTGATTTAGGTGCTTTTGCATCAGCAAATTGTTTGTCAATCGCCGCAAACTCTGCATCATCTTTGGCTTTAGTTTCAGCCGCCTTGTCTTTGCCAGCGCCCCAACGGTAATAGGCTTCGCTCTTTGGGTCATCAATGTTGCCAGCCTTTAGGCGATCCCATAAGCCAGTGTCTCCGCTACCTTTATTGTTAGCAGTAGTGATTGCCTCTTTGGTTGCTTCTTCATCCCTACGGGCTTGCGCTTCTGAAGAGAATGTGTTTTTAAAGAAGTTGCCTATGTTTTCAAATACCCCGCCTTCAGAGCCATCAGCATAGTGTGCAACTTTCTGTTTGTGAAATAGAGGACCGCAATCCTTCACGCCATTGATTTGCTTGCTTTGTGTCTTTGGCGCAGACTTTGCAAAGCTTTGATTCATCCATTCTGGTTTTGCCATTTTAGCAACCTTTCTTCTTGGCGTATCCGCCATTAGCCATCTTCTTGCCGTGCATTTCTTTTTCGTGCTTGGCAACTTCTCCCTTTGCAACCTTCTTCATTGCGGTTTCTTTTGGCATTGCTTTAACTTTGCCGCCGTTTGCCATACCCATTTTTTTACCGTGATTCTTCATTGCATGTTTCATGTTTCACCTCATTGCATTAAGTTTGCATCAGCACCGCCAGCGGGATTGCCAGCGGCATCTAAAGTTTGCGGCGCTGGAAGTTGCTGGGGTTGTTGCATTTGCCCAGCTTCAGCCATCGCCTGTTGCTCCATCATCATTTGCTCTTGTTGCATACGAGCCGCCATTTCTGCTTTGAACTTCTGCATCTCAGGTGGCGGAACAATTTTGTCGGTGTCCATTTGTAATCCACGAGCAAGCTCACGGAGTAGATACGAACGACCCTCAACACCAACAATCTGCATGTCCATCTGATTAGATGTTGCTTGCAAGAATTCGTTACGGCGAATCTGCAACTGCTCTTTAGCGATTAAGCCAATCGCACCCTTAGCAACAATCCGGAAGTCGCCCTTAATATAAGGGTCTGGGTTGTACATCATGTTGTGAACATAAAGCTTACTAACAACACCTTGCACAACTCGGTCGATAGAAGCAATTGCTTGCTTGATACCTTTAGCCGCATTGTCCATCAACATAGATAAACCAGAAGCTGTACGACCAGCACCGGCAACAGCTGAACTGCCATACACATAATTAGGAATGCCAGTAACTTCATCTGCTTGCCTTGCGAATGTAGAGTAAATGTTCATCAACTCGCCAGCTTGCATATTGGGCTGGAAGAAACGAACACCAGCTTGACCGCCACCTGTGCGATCAGAAGTTGTTTGCCAAATCTTCCAAGGGTACATAGCCGTCAAGTCTTCGCCGTCTGCTAGACGATCGACTGATACTTCAACCTGTGGACCTGACGCAATACCCATATTGTTTGCCAAGCTTCGAGCGGCGGCATTACACATGGTCTGCACATCACGGACAATCTCAGGTAGCGCTGTACCCCAGAATGCTCCGGGGATCTTTGACCAAGAAGCAATCTCGTATGGACGGCGACCCAATGGGTCTGGATTGATAACAGCTTTAATACAGTAAGAACCAACCAACCATGCATTCACTTCGTAGTCTTTGTATGGGTCAATGTCTTTTGACTTCATGCCCCATTCAATAAGCATACGACCTTGCACTTGACCCCAGAACTCTAGGGCTTCAATGATGTTGTCGTTATATAAACGAGAGTTTGGTTTACCTTGCAAGTTATCACGGGCTTGGTCACCATTCTCTAAATAGCGCAAACCAGTCTGACCATATTGATCTATAGCCGCTTCGATGTTTTCTTTCGAGTAACCCGGAACACCAATAAGTGCCTCTAATGCCCCACGGCGCAAGCGGTGTCGCTCAATAAGATAGCCATCATCGGGTCCTTGGCTATTCGGCGAGGGATAAATGTCGTAAGGAGAAACACGCTGTATGTCCCGAACAAAATCATTAACAACGATGGGAGTGAACTCAGGACCCCAAGCTAAACGCTTTTTCCTACGGATCGTAGGACCTTTAAGAATTGCAGTGGGATATGTGACAAAGTCATCAATGAAATCTTCTAAGCCTTTTTCCCAGCCACCAGCATGAAGCTGGTCTTCAATAACGCCTTCCATTCTACGGGCAGAGTCTTGTGCCTCTTCACGGATACGCAAGTTAATTGTCTCGTGTACTTCTTCCATCCTTGCACGGAATGCTTCTGGGTGGATGAGAGCGCCTTGCTTAAGAAACTCATCAGCTTCAGCACGAACGAAGTCCATGATGGTTGCTTTGATCTCAGGCGGCATCTGTGGCTCTTCAGATGGATGCAATTCAAAGGGGCGCTCGTTTTGCGCCATCATCACATCTTTGATCCATGATGCGGCGGCACGACACTTTATGTCTGTCAACATCATATAGATATCAGACCCGCCAGTCTGGGCAATCTCCATCGCACGATCTGGGTCGTATTCTCCACGGCGCTGACGCTCCGCTTTAAGAAGACGCTCAGTCAGCTGGTTCTTGGAAAACTTTGCCTTTCCCCAACACTCTTTCATGTAGCCGACAATTGCTGTTTCAATGGCTTCGGAGTTCGGCATACCGTTCCCTTGATCCATTTCTACTTCAACCTCAACCATTGGTTGTTCTTTATAAACTGTCATTTAGGTCCATCCTTTTGCTGATTTATTACGCACGGCTTTAGCTCTGACTGGGTTCAATCCAGACCGAACTCGTAGACAGGCGTACTGCAATGCATCGTGAATATGTGAATGCTCATCCTTTACAGGACGATCTCTATATCGTGCAGACCCAGAGGTGCGTAACCTTTCATATCGATACCGACCATTGAATCCTCTGCGTAACATCTTGCATGAAGGGTCGATAACGAAACCAGCTTGACCATCCGCCATCCTTGTTAAGAAGTAAGCTACAGCTTCTCTTCTTGGGATGAAGTCATTGGTCGGCGCTGGCTCTGTCGGGATACCGGCTTCAAGTAATTCCTGAAGACAAGTACGCTCGTCTGTCTGCGCTCTAATATTTCCCGCTGGGTCAGCGGCAGAAAATCTAGAAAATCCAGCGAAGTCGTTAATGAGGACGGGTTTGACAATCTCGTTTGTGAATTGTCGAATACCCATATCCTCGGACACTAACTCTCGAAGGATTAACATCTGACCTCGTGAGGTCATTTGCATAATGACACACGCTGGTGTCAATCCAAAGTCCCAACCCAAAATGATTGGTAACCCACGAATCGGCTCAAGCTTCGTTGGCGATACATGGATTTTGTCTTTCCACTCTGGGTAGACGGGCTTGCCGTCTGCGGTCGTTCCGTAGTTCCCCAGCAAGAACACATTGACCCAGTCATCATTCTTGCCATCCAATTGGTTTAGATAGTACTGGTGACCATTGGGTAGATTGAAGATGTTCTCTGCGTCAGGGTTTGGTAAGCATTGACCTAGCTCGTCTTTGTACAAACCGCCGGGCTGGCGAAAGAACTTCCAAGCGTCTGGAGTTTCTTCCTCTGCAAACTTGTAATACCAGCTGTCGTCATCGGGTGGGTTGGTATCCATAATCACACCACTCCATGACGGACCGCCTTTGATCTTGGATGGGAATCGACCCACACGCTGTGTCAGCATGTCAAAAATTTCCCGTGGGATTTCTGAGGCTTCGTTCATCCAAGCGCCCGTTAATTCCAAAGAGCGAAGCTTTCCAGTTTCAGTCGCTCTATCTAGCGCAAGGAACAGAACCTCCAGCTCCAAAGATGTGCCATCACCAATGTTGGCAATGTTCATGGTGGAGCTAATCGGGGTATCCCATTTCATCGGGGCGATGTTGTCAGGAAACCAAGTCTGCCAAGTCTTGATAGTCGTAGACTTCAATTCTGGGTAGGTGTTGCGGATGATTGCCCAACGGCTACGCCTTACACCATCGGTGTGTGGCTTTTGCGCTAAAGCTCTAGCAACAATCTCTACACAGCATGTAGAGGATTTGCCAGAGCCTACTGGTCCCATGAGTCCACGGACAAACGAATTGTCAGCGTGGAGTTGGGCGGCGACTTTGCCGGGTGGTCGGTAGTTAACTATTTCCACTGTTTACTTCTCTTCAGGTTCTGACAAGTTCAAGTTAAAGGTAACTGAATTGCCCGTCATGTCCATCCGCACATCGCTTAGGTTTGGCAATGACTTGTTTAGAAGAACTTCAATCGCTCTGATCTGTGTTGGAGCTAGTTGAAGCTTGCCGTCAATATGACCCATCAAACGATTGATAAGTTGGGTGCATTGAATTTTTTTACGCACATCTTCTTGGTGCGTGATTCTTAATTTTCGTGCCGCCATTTTGTTTTCCTCAATTCTGACTGGCTATCTCTTTTGCCGCTTCTTCAAAAGAAGCCATCAAAGCCTTTGCCAATCTATACACATCGAACTCTGTTTCAAATTCGTTTAAGTTGATTTCTGTTTCAAACTGTCGTACCTCTCCATAGATAGATACAACTCCCTTTACTAACGCCAAGTGAGGCGCAAGCGCCCCTCGTATTGCAGATTCGTAACAGACCTCAATGTTCTGTAACGGTTCTGCCTTGCGTAACATCTTTTGTAAATCCTGAATTAACATCGTTTTCCTTGTGAGTTGTTAAAACCGCCTATCCCCGCAACCACCCCGTTGACCCAGAGGAGGGGGTTCCTTACGGGAACCACTCGGTTAGATCACACAGATCGATAAACAATCTGGCATGCCAGACCCAAGGAGACTTTCCATGCTCTAACTGCGGCGGTTATTAGCCCCACCAATCCGCAAGGGTTGAATTCGTCTAGCCTCTAAAGAGGCATTACTAGTCTGGTAAAGGTAAAGAGGTCTGGTATAGCCTCTTACGAAGTAAGAAAAAGAGGTATAGAGGCTGTAACAGCCTCTAGTCTTTAACAGCCTCTTTACCTCTATATATATTTATATATATATAAAGAGGCTTATAAGCCTCTAAGAGGCATAGAGGTCTGGTTGCGGCGAGTGGATTCGCACCACTGACATCTGGATTATGAGACCAGCGCTCTACTACTGAGCTACGCCGCTATAAAAAAAAGAAGAACAGCTGACATTCCAAGCAATGCACCAGCGAATACCGCCAACACAACACTAATTTTTTCTCCGAACACTTGCATGAAGTTATCCATAAGATCCTTTCGAGTAAAAAAATATATTTCCAGCCACGAGAAGCCCCCTAGGAGACGATCAAATTGTTCCCGAAGGGGGTAGCTTAGGACGGTCAATTTGAAAAGCGTATAGAGCTTTTAAAAAAGAATATGTGCGTGTGAGGGGGAGATAGCATAGGAGTCCTCAGTACCCGTAGTCACAACTCCGTGGACAGCGTAGGGGTGTGTTAGCACCCACGACAGTTGGTGTGCGTGGTGCATCTGCTGATTGGTAATCCGTAGTACCTCCAGTGTTTATGCGGTTCACAGACATCTTTGTGCTTGATACGCACACAAGTTAACCAACTTCCCGAGATTTCCTCCCTCTTTGAGGCGGAAATCTCTTTTTTTATTTCGAGTAACACCCGTCTGTGTAGCTGTGACTATCCCTCTGATAACACAGATCTTTTACCAACTAACTAGGAGTTAAACCATGAGAGCAAATGTATTTAAAGTCTATACCGACATGCACAGAGAAGGATCTGTGTATGCGTTTCATATAGCTGTGCAAGACAACGGGTTGTTACGAGCAATTTGGTTGGTTTATGTAGCTAAGTCGATGCACAAGCATTTCGAAGATAAGCTGAACTGGAACAGGTGGAGCAAATCATGAAGAAAGACTTTTGGGACTATGTCTTTCTAACAACGGTAAGCATCTATCTTTCGTATCCCTTTACTTGGTTGCTCTGGCAATCCTTGAAGCCTTTGATGTGTTCTTGAGGTCTTCTTGCCCTCTTTGAGGCAAGAAGCCTCTTTTTTTTTGTTAATTCGTTGACTTTCTATAAGGAGATCATTATGTCAACTTCAGTCGTTGTTTCCCCTTCCGCCGCCCAAGTTGAGACTTTAGCTCGATTTGGTATTACAACTTCATTTGCTACACGCTCTGAGGC